TGTCCCGTATCCATCCCAACAGTTACTGCCGCGTTCTGAAACGGTTCGTTTTTCATGCGCGATGCAAACGTGGTATCAACGGGATATGACCAACCATAAATGGCGGCCAACCTTGATATGCCCTGCAGCACCATACTACTTGCAACTGCCATGGGACGCAAATACGGTACCGACGTCAGGGCGGTGCTCACCTCAGCCGCCCTGGATGCTACCCTTTCAACGGGACCCTCCTTGCGTTCGTCACGCATTCCTGATTCCGTGGTTAGTGTGATCAAAGTTCCAGTCGGTGCTGCGAGCTGCACATTGCTCAGCCATCCGTAGACATCCACACTAACTGGACTATCCACCGTGGCCGATGTTCCCAAAGGGTTCAGTGTCTGTATAAACAATGTCCCCATCTGAGTACTATCAGAAAAAGCGGTGGAATCCGACAATACAGCTGTACTGCTGTTAAACAATCGCATAACTGGCCGTGGATACACGTATGGCAGAGTAATCTCCATGGGCTCATTTTCCCTCACATCCATCACTCTAGCGCCTCTCATCTGGCTAAGCCATTTAAGAAGATTTGGCCGGTAGAGCGATGATGAAGCCTTATATCGTGCGGACACATCATTAATATACGTCATTGGCACAAAAGACACCAAAATCTTCCCCATATGAAATGGCCCACCTGAGACCGTGATCCTCACATTTAAGTCAGCCCTTAAGTACGCAAAATTTTTTAATTTTGCGCGCACGGATGGTACTAACAAATAAGTTTGCCAAATATCATTGCGGTAATCTAAATCCGCCGCAATATCAACTGACAAATTCCCCAATTGAACTGGCCGGGAAAAGAAGTTGTTTAGGTCCAAATCAGTATCTGAAACGTTCAATTTCATTTCCCATCCAGCATCAGTCGTATCCTCCGATGTCCCGCCAATATCCAACACATTTTCATGTGCGACAATGGCTGCACTGTCTACAGTGCCAGCTTTCATATCGCTGATTTCACCCGACTCCGTATGTAGATTCCTTCTCCTAGCCAAAATGCGACAGATAACGGATAATGACGCTCGCGCGTCCTCCAACTCCGCCTTCTTATTAAAGAAGCCTTCCACTGACATTCGATAGTCAGGTAGTGTGGAGTAATTGGCCGATGATTCGCAATCAAAGCGTGTTAACTCAGGTGTCACACAATTCATAGCAAGTAGTTCTTGCTCCAAATCGTAAACCAGTTGCTCTAATCTACGCTTCTCATCTTGTAATTCTGCTACCCTTGGGTTAGAATCGAAGCGGGTCAACCCCGATCCTTTATTCCCGTATAAGACAATTTTACGGCGGTCTTCGCATACGCCAGCAACTTCCCAACCAGATTCCGCTACGAGATCGGAACGACTGGTGGCCTCAAAAAGTCCGAAGTTGTGCTGTCTTCCCCCCTGGACAGCAATATCTGTGGGGCATAAGGAGAGATTATTAAAAATTTCTCCAAAACTAGGCACTTTGTCCTGTATATCGCTAACCTTGAAATCATGTGCACCAGCGAAAAACAACAAAATCTCATTCCGGAGCTCATTGAAACCTGACTCATCTAAGTGCAAGAACGCTTCATACAAAAAAGATGTTAGCGTCGACAACATTTGGTCGCACATTGTAACACTCCGCGAAGGCATAACCCATTGTAACATTTTGTACATCGAAGAAACACTCAATGGTGCTACTATACGATCCAGTTCCGGGTGATGACGAAAATTCCTTTTAAGAAATGTCATGTGCAACAACGTAGTGAACTCTTGCGTCACCTCCTGTTTCCCTGCAGTGGTAAACTCCATCCCAATGACGTCTTCACACACAGTTTTGAAAGTGCGCATGTTAAAGACATGTGCTATGATTTTCTTCACGGCCATGAGCAAGTCATCCCCGTAAGTAATGGG